GCAGTGTCAACTTCGTCGAGTGGGTTGATCCACTTCTGAATGACAGAGGTGAGCTTGATTTCGAATGTATGGAAAAGCCAAAGTCTGTGCATCTCTCCCGTAATTCATATCCGCATTGGCAAGGAAGGAAATGGTCTGGATTACCTGAAACAAAACTCGCAACTCTTGAGGACTTTTTTATATAATGGCAAAAATCGAGTATAAATACAATGAAGGCGAATCTTTGAAGGAGATTCAGTCTTACATCGATGCTACTTACGAGCAGCACTATTCCCGAAATAAATATCAAGCAACAGAATTCATCATCGATGCTGGTCACGGGACTGGTTTTAATATCGGGAATATGATGAAATACACTCAACGATACGGTCGTAAGGGTGATCCCGCCGAATGGCGAAAGGACCTTTTGAAGGTTATCCACTACGCAATTATGCAACTCCACGTTCATGATACTGAAAATAAGGATTAAGGATTAATTATGGGTATTGAAATTAATGTTCCAATTGAAGAGCTGAGAAAGCGCAAGCTCTTCGTCGCGACACCAATGTATGGCGGCCAATGCGCAGGCATGTTTACACGTTCGATTGCAGATCTCTCTGCACTCTGCACACACTACGGAATCCAAGTCAGATTCTACTTCCTCTTCAACGAGTCTCTGATTACTCGAGCACGTAACTATTGCGCCGACGAGTTTATGCGCTCAGGTGATACTCACTTAATGTTCATCGATTCAGATATTGGATTTGATCCGAAAGACGTGATTGCTCTTCTGGCATTACAGAATCATGATAATGCAGTAGATAACTACGACATCATCGCTGGTCCATATCCGAAAAAGTGCATTAGCTGGGAAAAGATCAAGCTTGCTGTCGATAAGGGTATGGCTGACGAGAATCCAAACAATCTCGAAAAGTTTGTCGGCGATTATGTTTTCAATCCGACAGGTGAAACACGAGAGATTGCTCTTGGTCAACCAGTCGAAGTGCTTGAATCTGGAACTGGATTTATGATGATTCGTCGTCAAACCTTTGAGAAGTTTGAAAAAACTTATCCTCAACAGTTCTACAAGCCAGATCATGTTCGTACTGAACACTTTGATGGTAGTCGCGAGATCATGGCATTCTTCGATACACCAATCGATCATAAGCGTACGAACATTAATGCCGAGCTTGAAGAATACTTGAAAAAGAATCCAAAAGCAAAAGCTTCTGATATCGTAGACTTTGTCAAAGATCCGAACAACGGTCTAATTAAGGACTACTCGAAGCGTTATCTCTCAGAAGATTACATGTTCTGTCAGTGGGTTCGTAATGCTGGAATGAAAGTATGGCTCTGCCCGTGGATGGAACTAAAGCATGTTGGTTCTTATGTCTTCGGAGGTTCTCTACCAGACATTGCTCGTATTGGCGCTGCAGCAACAGCAGATCCTTCTGCGCTCGGAAAAAACAAATAAGTGTACAATTAATACAATCGTTGGTATATTGAATATTCCGAACATATGGAGAATTTATTATGAAATTAGATAATGATACGTTGCAAGTACTCAAGAACTTCTCGGCTATTAACAAGAATATTATGTTCAAGCCTGGAAATGTGATCCGTACTATTTCGAGTACAAAATCTGTTCTTGCGAAAGCAACAATTAAACAAGACTTTGAGAAGGGTTTTGCCGTCTACGACCTCTCACGGTTTATCGGCACTCTCTCCTTGTTTAATGATCCTGAGATTGCAATCAAGGATTCGTACGTCGAACTCATCGAAGGTAACAATCGGTTTCAGTATGCTGTCACTGATCCTTCGCTGATCATCGTTCCTCCCGATCGCGAGATTGAGTTGCCAAATCCTGAAGTCAACTGTTTGATTTCAGAAGAGGCACTCAATCGAGTGATGAAAGCCTTGGCAGTTTCTCAGTTGCCTGAGATTGCTATCGTTGGGAAGAACGGTAAGATCTTGCTCCAAGCAGTCGATACTCGTGGCACCAGTAACGATTCGTTTAGTATCGAAGTTGGTGAAACTGAAGCTCGTTTTCGTATGGTATTCCGTTCGGATTGCATGAAGTTGATTCCAGGTTCTTATGACGTATCGATCTCTTCGAAGGGTCTCAGCTACTGGAAGGGTGTCGCAGTAGAATATTGGATTGCCGTTGAATCCAACTCGGCTTTCGAGGCTTGATTTGAATGGGCGGTGTTTCGGTGCCGCCCACTTTTTGTGACGGAGATATATTATGCTTGAAGATTTTTTGTGGGTCGAGAAGTATCGCCCAAAGACCGTATCCGGCACTATTCTGACTGACGAACTCAAGAAGACATTTCAACAGTTTGTAAATCAAAAGAACATTCCCAACCTCATTCTCTCTGGCACCGCAGGCGTTGGTAAGACGACTGTGGCCAAAGCCATGTGCGAAGAACTCCAATGTGACTACATCGTTATCAATGGTTCGATGAATGGCAACATCGACATGCTGCGTAACGACATCTCGCAGTTTGCTAGCTCTGTCTCTCTCATGGGTGGCAGAAAGATGGTGATCCTCGACGAAGCCGACTATCTCAATCCTCAGTCAACTCAGCCAGCTCTTCGTAACTTTATGGAAGAGTTTAGCGCCAACTGTGGATTTATTTTGACTTGCAACTTTGTTGATCGTATCATCGAGCCGCTTCATTCTCGTTGTTCTGTGATCAAGTTTAAGATTCCGAAGTCAGAACTCCCATCTCTTGCAAAACAATTCATGCAACGAGTATGTGGAATTCTTGATGCTGAAGGCGTAGAATACGAGAAGCCAGTGGTTGCCGAAGTGATCAAGTCTCACTTTCCTGATTGGCGTCGAGTCATCAATGAGTTGCAACGTTACAGCGCGACTGGTAAGATCGACACTGGTATCTTACGCAACTTCTCTGACAACGCACTCGCCAAGCTAATCGGTTATATGAAGGACAAGAACTTCACAGCCGTCCGGAAGTGGCTTGGAGAGTCTGACATTGAACCTACCGAGTTCTTTCGTGCCTTCTTTGATAAGGCAGAGGATTATATCGGCAAAGGCAGTATGCCTCAGCTGGTACTGCACCTTGCAAAGTATCAGTATCAGAATGCATTTGCTGCTGATCCTGAGATCAATCTGATGGCATGTTTGACTGAGATTATGGCCGACTGTGAGTTTCTGTGATCTGGAAAAAGAAGTGTCCTGTCTGCATGGATAAGTATCCGAAGAAAGCGTTGTTCCATGAACTTCGTCTTGAAACTGCAGACGGGACAGCATCTCTCGAGATCTGTGAAAAATGTGCAGACTTCTTCGATAAGTCTGCAGACGTGATAATGAAAGATCGTAAAGATGAAACCGTTCGACTTCGTAAACTCAATCAACTCGACCAAGAAGAACCTGATGAAAGGTACGGAGAATGACACACTCGCCGAGAAGACATATAATCCTTGGCTAACGAATCGTTCTTTATCTTACTTCGCCGATTCCATTCATGCCGCAAACATGATGAACTGTAACCATAACCTCGATAATAAGCTGCAATATTCCTTTTTAATAAATATTATTCGACCTAGCAAGCGCTTTGCGAAGTGGGTGAAGAAAGAAAAGGATGGAGATCTCGAAGCGGTCGCAGAATATTATGGTTATAACCGCCGTGCTGCCAAGGCAGCTCTTGATATCCTCTCCTCTGAACATATAAAAATAATAAAGAAAAAGATTCAGAAGGGCGAAACATGAATATTTTAGAAACTTTAGTTGAAGTGAGGCTCGGAGAAGAAGACGATTTCCTAAAAGTTCGCGAGACTTTAACTCGCATCGGAGTAGCTTCTCGTAAAGATAAGACACTCTATCAGTCTTGTCATATTTTGCATAAGCAAGGAAAATATTATATCGTCCACTTTAAAGAGCTCTTTGCTCTTGACGGAAAACCTTCCGACTTTTCCGAAGAGGATAAAGGTCGGCGAAATACAATTACCAAGCTTCTCTCCGATTGGGGCCTGATCGTGATTGTTGATCAAGAAAAGATTACAGAGCTTCAGACTCCTTTGAACCAGATTAAGATCCTTCCATTCAAGGAAAAAAATGAATGGAGTCTTGTGACAAAATATAATATCGGTCGCAAAAAGTAACACCAAAAACATTTGAAAAAAATGCGTTCGGATTGATTCTGAGCGCATTTTTTTGTGTACATTATTTCAAAAACATGGTATCCTGGATATATGATGATGAAAGGAACTACTGACATGCTTACTCTCTCGGACATCAACACCGCCAGCAACTCGAAGGATGGCGACATCTACTCCGACCTGCACAAGGACGTGTATGGTTTTCGTCCTCGCTATGTGCGTTTTGTTTCTCTCGAAGAGTTTGATGCTGACTTTGAGCGTCTCGTGAAGCAACTTGATATTCAGGAAACTGAAGAAGCTGCAAGCCAGGCGCGCAACTTTACCAAGTTTGTCGCTCGCATCGAAGAGACGATGCAACTCGTTCAAGGCACCGATCGTGAGCGTGCCATCGAGATCATCGCCGATGCAGAAGGCGTCTCCAAAGACGAGTTCGATTTCTATGGTCTTGAGCGTCTCGAGTATCTTTTCGGTCTCAAGTTTGGTTCAATTGCCAAGTGGTTGTCGGAGTAATGTCAAATCTTTCTGCATGCATGAGAAAAAGCTAAAATAAACATGTACAATAATCCAAAACCGTTGTAAGATGATATTATCAGTTGGAAAGGAATATATCATGACTTTTACCGTTGAACAAATTGAATCGACCCACAATCCAGCCGTGACTCGCAATAATTATTATCCTGTACGTGCCTATTGGGTAC